GCCGGTCAGCTGGTCCGGTAGCGGGCCGTTCATCTGGACCCAGCGCGACAGGGCGTCCACGACGTCGTCGCCGTCGGACCCGGGCGGCAAGTTGACCGTGATCTGCGGCACCGTCGGCAGATACTGCGTCGAGACACTCCCTGCGCCGACGCGTCCCGCAAAGTCGATGTTTTGGCGGTCTGCGGATACGTCAGCCGACGGCAGGTTGCCGATGAATGCGGCCTTGTGCTCGACCTCGGCGAGTTCGCCCGCGTCGAGGTCCCCGAGGGACTTGCCGAACAGTGCCTGGGCGAGCTTCTCGTGGAGGCTCGGCTCGACGGAACCGGCCCGCACAATCGCTACGGCTGCGCCGGCGGCGCGACCGAAGTCCGATTCGGGGCCCTTGAGGCCCTCCTGGAAGCCCTCCCAGAAGTTGAGCCCGAACGTCTTGCCGAGCTCCCACACCTTGGCTATCGACCCGACAATCGACGTCGGATCGTCGAGCATCGGGTCGAAGAACCTGGCGAACGTCCCCTCGCCTTGGTCCTCCAGGCCCCACGCGCCGAACTTGGTCCCGAACACGTCGTCGAACAGGTTGACGGCGTCGGCGGCGACGTTTGGCAACTCCTCGGCGAGGCCTCGGCCGATCGACCGCGCCAGCTTGCCGGCGGCCTCACCGCCCGCGCGGCCGAGAGCCGGCGCAGCGTCCTCCAGAAAGATGTTGTAGAGGTCGCTGCCGATGCCCTCGAACACCTCGAGGAGTTCGTCGATGCTGACGTCGGACCAGTCGACCTCGTCGAGGGCGCGGAGTGCGTCGCCGGCCCATCCGGGGATCGCCCCGAAGGCTTCTTCGACCAGATCCCACGCCTCGGAGTCGGCGACGGCCCCGACGCCGCGCGAGATGCCCGTCCAGAGCTCTCCCAGGTTGGTGGCGACACCCTGGAGGAACTCATTGTCGCCCAGGTTGCCGATTTCGTCGACGAAGTCCTCCATGGCCGGCAGGCCCGTGGCTTCGAGCCACGAGGCGGCCGACTCGAACGCCGGCAACAGGATCGCGCCCAGCTTCTCCTTCACGTCGTCGAAGTTGGCCGACAGGCGGCGTTGCGTGTTCGCCAGGCCGTCGGAGGTGCGTTCGAAGTCGCCCTGTTGNATCTGGGTCTGCTCGAGGATGAGGCCGTAGGCGGCGAGGGCCTTCTGCGNCGGCGTGAGCGCCATTTTTTCGTTNTCGATCAGACCCTGCTTGAGGGCTTCCTGCTTCATGGTCGCCGCGTCNAGNAGGACACCGAACCGGCGCAGCGGCTCCGCNTCGCCTCGGAGGCCCGACTGCAACGCGATCAGCGTCTCCTCCGGGGATGCGTTGTTGAACGACGCCATATCGGCCGCGAGCTGCGTCATGGTGGTCGCCATGTCGGCGGCCTGCGCCTCCGGGATCTTCATGGCGGCGGCGAGCGTCCCGAACGTGCCGGTGGCCTCGAGGGCCTGGCGGCGCGACATCCCCAGCGCGTCGGCGGCGGTGTCCGCGAACGCTGCGACGCCTTCGGCGGCCTGGCCGAAGACCACCGTGTTTTTCGACAAGGACTCCTGGACGTCCACGGCGGCGTCAACGAGCGGTTTCGACGCGAACGCTGCGCCGACGAACACACCGCCGAGGCCCAGCAGCGACTTCGACGCCATGCGGGTCGCCTTGCCGATCCCGGACGCCATAGACCCGGCCGACTTCGACGAACGGTCGAATGCCCGCTCGAGGCTCTTGGTTCGGCCGACCAGGTTGACGGTCAGTGTGCGTGTAGCCATAGCTCAGATTCCGTTCAGGATCTTTTCCATGCGTTTGGTGTATTCGCCGCGGATCCAGGGTTGCAGGGTGCGGATCGTGGGGAACAGCACCCATCCGCCCTTNCGGCGGGGCCCGAACTTGTCGCCGGTGCGTCGCCCCAGGTCGTCGACGGTTTTCGACGACCCGAACTCGACGGCCGGCCAGACGTCGGTCGCCTTCACGGACGGGTCGCCGCGGTAGCGGGGCCGGCGGACGATCTTCGCGCCGCCTGTCTTGATCTTCGGTGTGGTTCCCTGCACGGCNCGNATGGTAGGCCGCACGAGCGCCTCGTACTGGCGAGGGTGGTANGCCATCCAGGAGTTACGGCGCGCCATCTGGACGACCTTGTCGGCTATGTCCTTGTTGGCGTTGCGCGCCTCCTTCTTGACGTCGTCCTCAGCGAACCGGATTTGTCTCTGGAAGTCTTTGACCTCCGGGAACGTGACGGTGATCGGATCGGCCCCCAGCGTCGGGTCCAGGGTGTCGATCGTTCGGACGGTGTACCTGCCCCGCGGGTCAGCCACGGTTTGCCTCCTTCGCCTGGTAGTCGAGCACGCGCCACATGGCGGCGAGCATCACCTCGTCGAGTTCGGCCAGCTCGGCGGGCGAGATCCCGGTGCGGACCGCCAGGGCGGCGATCTGCACCGTCAGGGAGTCTCGGCCGAGCCCGAGGCCAAAGGGTCCGGGGCGTCCTCCTCGTCGTCGGCATGCCGCACGTCCACGAGGTCGTCGAGCCACGCGTCGAACGGCTTCACGGGCGGCCCGTTGCCGTTCTGCGCCGCCCGATGCAACGCAGCGTGGGCCACCCAGGCAAAGTGCTCGACCTTCGTGTCCAGCGGAAGGGCGAACGCCTTCGGGCAGCCGATCCCCCAGTGACGTTCGAACGCGACCAGGACCGCTGGGCCGGCGGTCACGGTGCGTTCGGTGCCGTCGTGGACAATCTTGAGCCGCATGCATAGTTGAGCCATCAGATCCCCCCCTCACCCTCAGCTGACGGTGCGTGTGATTGCGCCGGTTACGGGCCAACTCGTGCTGAACGAGGAGAGCGAACCCACCTCGGCCGCGATGGGCGTGTAGTCCGTGACCAGCACGGAGCCTTCGTACTTCGGGTTCGTGGCCGACACCGCGTCAGCGGTGGGCGTCAGCGCGAACGTCACGACAGTCCCCACCAGGGCCGTCAAAGTCGCGTCGACTTCGGAGCTGGCGTAGTCCTGTTGCCAGGTGATGTTCAGCTGGCCAGAGGTGAGCCCCGACACGAATTCACGAGCGGCGCTCCCAAACGCCGAAACGTCCACTTCATCCGCGGATTCTGACAGGGTCGCCGAGGTGACGTGATCGCTGAGGGTGACGGAGTTGATGACCACGATTTGTGCGGCCCCTCCAATGAGCTTGGCCATGGTCAGGCCTCCTTGTTGTTGCCGGAGACGGCCAGGTGGCCGCCGTCGATGAGTTGTTTGTGCTGCTCGGCCGAAAGGTCGGCTGAGAATGTGGTGCCGGGTTCGTGGCCGAACACGGCATGGGTGCCGACGACCTCGTACTCGACTTTCTTCGTCTTCTTGCTCACGCGAAAACCTCCACCGTGAAGTCGGTCCCCAGGTACTCGACGTCCGAAATGGACACCACGCCATAGCTGGTGCAGTTGGTCACCTGGAGGGTCTGGGATTCCCCTCCGAGTGTCTTGTCGGCCTCGATCAGCGCCCGCACGCCGGCCGCACCCGAGATGAGGCCGTCGAGGAGCGTTTGTTGCGCCGTGTCGTCGAAGCGTTGCGCGACGCATGTCACGGTGAACACGAACCGCTCCATGCCGTTTCCGAACGCCCCGTGGTACTCGGCGACAGGCGACCCGGGAGTGACCAGGGCCGCAGGAGGGCTGACGGTGTCAGGGACCGTCGACGCGACCTGGATGAACGTCGACGAGGCCGACAGGGCGGTCCCGAGGGCGGCCCTAATCGCCGCATAGTCGGCCACCGTCAAGCAACCGCAGGGAGGCGGTAGTCGGAAAGCATCTGCGTCACGTCCTGGTCATACCGGGAGATCCGCACCGGCCCGAAGTCACCGACGCCGATGACTCCCAGTGGTGATGCCTTCCTCGAGTAATAACGGGCCGAGAGCATCAGTGCGACTTGTTTGATCGCCGACGGAACCGCCGGCCATCCCCATCGGGCGGTCACCTCGAGCGACGCGAGGCCGTCGCCGTAGACCGGGAACGTGTAAGACCCGACGGCCCGCAGGTTCCACACGGGCCTCGAGTCGGCGATGTTGTTGAGCGGTTCCACCTGGTAGTCGGTCGACGCCCAGGTGGTGTCGAACGTGCCGTCCCCGGACGTGTCCGTTTTGATCACCAGGCCGGTCAGGGTCGAGATGTCGTCGGTGACCGCGTAGTAGGGCTGCGCCCGGAAGGTCTTCGCGGACGTCGAGCCGTCCTGGGTGAACGATCGCCCACACAGGTCGTCTATGAGCTCCTCGGTGCTGTCGATCGCCAGATTCAGGAACGTATCGTCGCCCGAGCCGGTGATACCCAGGGCGTCCTTCAGAGTCGAGAGTGCGACGTAGTTCCCCACCTAGGCCTTCTTCGCCGCCTTCTTGACGGGCTTCTTCTTCGCCGGTGCCTGGACGGCCTCCGGCTTCTTGATCCTCGAGGCGGCCTGCTTTTCCCACAGTGTCGACATCGTGTTTCCTCCTTGTTGGCGCTGACCTCCCCGACCGGCGGTGGTGCCGATCGGGGAAGCCAGACGACGTCCTTCGGGGGGTCCTAAGGACGAGCGGTGGCCTAGAAGCTCGGGGCCACGAGGCCGGTCCCGTAGACGGTGGAGATTGCCGCCGGGTAGCGGCCTCCGACGAATCCGACGTACGAATACACGACCAGCTTGACGGTCAGGCTGCCGCCTGTCGTCTGGTCCATGCGGATCTGCGCGGGTGCACCGTCGCCGTCCTCGAACAGGAGCATGTCGGCACGGCGGACGACGTAGACGATGTCCTCGTCCGATCCTGCGCCGGCTGTGGTGGTGATGTTCGCGTCCGTGACGACCGGGATGCCGGCGACCTGGAGGCCGAACGATCCGTAGCCGGCTGTCGGGCCGACGCCCATCGTGTTGGAAGGCACGTTCGCCTGCGGCAACACAAGAGGCCGACTCTGGCCATCTACGGCCGCCGCGAGCCAGGCTGCTCGGCGCGGATGGAGCACGATCAGATCTGCTCCCGCATATCGGTTGCTGCTGATGCGCTGGATGGCGTCGATGAGCTTCGGGTAGAACTCGGCGACCGTCGGCGAGCCGTCGGTGTAGGCCACCTGGGCGATGCCGGAGATGTTGCCGATGCCGAGCAACTGCCCGGAACTGCCCGTCCCGGAGAGGAGCTGGGTGTCCTT